ATCTGTTGTACTAAAAGACATAGAATATGGAGTATTTTGGGCTGCTGTAGTTAAAGAAGATGTATGGTAAGCTGATAGATAGTAGCTTTGAACTGAACTAGTGTAAGTATTAAAGCTAGAAGTTGTTACAAACGAACCTGTTAATCCTGTATAAATTGAATTAAAAGTAGTTTGTTTTGTTGTACCACCTTGAACAACAGCAAACACATCACTTCCTGTTAATACGGAAGCTGAAGGTAATTGGGCTATGGGTAAATTAGGCATATTAGTCTATATATTATGTTACATAAATTGCAGAACCATCTTCTTGTAATAATAAAAAATAATCTTCAGAAGCAGGATCATATTCTTCTTGAGCTAAAAATCCTATATTTACTACTCCTTGAGGTCCTTTATTTTGATAGACAATCCAACTTGTTCTAGCTTCTGAAAGTTGATAAAGATATTGGTTATATTGATTTATTTGTTCTTGAAGAGGTAATTTAGATACATGTGATGATTTCACAAACTGGGGCCAAGATATTTCTTCAAAAATATTAAACATATAAATTATTTATTATACATATTAAAAAAAGCCTCGCTTGCGCGGGAGAAAATGTTAAATTTTATCACTTTTTTCCCTGTTTTGGGTTTTTTCTAGGGGTTGTGTATTAAGGTAATGAAAACATATATATAAATTTTCTTCAATATTCAAGTCAAAAGAAGCTATAGGTTTAATATGATCTATTTCCCAATACTCCCCATAATTATCCCAAGTCATTTCTGGTGAGAAATAAAATTCAAGATATTGAGTATATTCCTCCATGTTACACCCCAAATACTCTATAGTACGATCTTTTTTAAGAGTATTATATAGTTTTAAAGCTTCGGATATTCGAGCTGATGTTACATGTTTTATTCTGAATCCAATATTTGTATGGTATTTGTTTTTATTCCATTCTCTATAAAGTTCCTTTTTAGTATGATAGTGGTTTGTACAATATTGATTAAAATATTCTTTATTTTCTTTTCGGTATTCTTTATAGTAATCTGATTCTTTACGACCTGAGGTATGGTAGTATTCTTTAAAGTTGCTGTTTAAACAAGATTTACAATATCTATGTTTACCGTCTGTTTCACCCTTTCTATTACAAAATTCTGTTACAGATTTTTTTTGATTACATTTTTTACATTGTTTTATATCGGCCGGAATATTCATGTCGTTTATACATATGAAAAAGAGCCGCAAAAATGCGGCTCTCAATCTTTTATTCTATAAAATTTTTATATTAGATAGTGTTTAATCCACTAATATAAATTTTTCCATAAAACTCGGGGCGCAACATTTTCTTAGCGTAACGAGTCAAGAGACCTTTACGAGGTGTAAATGTATCTGGATCGTACACTAATGGAGTCATGATTAACGGAATGTATGGAGCAAACACAGCACCTGTTTCCAAGAATTGTGAACCTCTGTAACCCATTAAGATCAAGTTTTCAGTCATGTAAGGGTTTTTGTAAACCTTGTAACGACCGTTTACTGTTCCGATTTTCTGTACACCGAAAGCGTATTCCATTTGATCAGCTTCACCATTTGAAGTAGAAGCAAATCCTGGGATTGATTCCAAGATAGTTGCTACTGTTGGAGAAGTAACTAAGAAATTAGCGCCTCCACGTAAAGTCAACTGATGAATCTTATTAGATACTTTTTGGATTTTAGTACCTAATGTTTGGAACCATTGACCTTGTGTGTTGTAGAAACCAGATGCTTGAGTAGCAAATGCACCATTTGAGTAAACAGTGTTGTTAATAGCTGACCAGTATTCAGTATCAGCAGCTGCATCTTCGATCAACATATCTAAGATTTCTAAATCAATTTCCATTGAAATATACTCGCTCATAATGTTAGTCAATTCAGCTTCTGCGTCAATGTTTTGGTAAGCAGCTAAATCTTGAGCAAATTCAGGAGTCCATACAGCTTTCAATTTCTTGGTTTTAGCTGAAATAGGTTGTGATTGCATTCTAACGTTAATCTCAGGGATAACGATTTGAGTAGCAGAAGCAGCGTTAGGTACTGAGAATGCACCATCAGCTTCAAAATCACCACGACCTGATTGGTTACCGCCAATTGCAACAGCTTGGTTGTTACCTGAAGTAACATTGATACCATCTTGTGAAGTCGATCTTTGGTATAATACTTGAACCTGACCATCAACGATTGCTGAGTAGCTTTTAGAAGCAGTATAGAAGAAAGAAATAGTACCAGCTGTGTAGTTGTAAGTAGTAAATGCAGATAATTGGTTTGCAGGGTTTGCAACACCACCATCAGCAGAACCTGAAGCGATAAATCCACGAACTGCGTCTTGGTCAAATGCAGGTAAGAATGAAGCAGAAATAGTTAATTTTGAAATCCGACCATCAGCTGCAGAAGCAGAATAATCAGAATCAAAATTTACTTCAGCCCATGTTGCATCGATAATAGCAGCAGCACTACCGGTTGTAACAGGAGAAGCACCACCGTTTGCAGATGAAGTAACGCTAAATAACGAACTTGAGAATTGGTTAGTTGCATAAGTGAAACGACCTTCTGGTCCACCATATAAACCACCTTCAGCAGCTGGAGTAGAGAATGGGAATTGAGAAGCAGTGTTTCTGTTACCATACAATGATTGACCAGCAGTAAATGGAGTCTTAGAGTTACCATATTGGAAATCTAAGAAGAACACTAGTCCTGAAGGCATGTTCATAGGTTGAACTGAAACGAATTCTTTAGCTACGATTGTACCAAATACTTTACGTACTAAAGGCAACGCGATACCAGCCCAGTTCTCACCTTGTCCACCTGAAGTGAAGGTTGAGTTAGAAGAGATAGTATTAGTTTCAGTTACTAATTGTTTAGCTTGGTTTTCTAACATGATTGACATGTTATTTTTATCAAGCTCGGTTAAGCCCTCTAAAAGGCCTGTCTTAGCCCATTTTCCGGCTAATTTAGCAGCATCAGATTGGAGATTTTTCCAAGATCCAGCTGCCGATTCGAGTAATTGATTTACTTGTGACATTTTTTTAAGTTGTTGTTTTTTTAGTTTTTGTTTAAAAATTATTTTTTAATTCCGGCTAACGTTTGCCATCTAGCAAATTGGTTATCCATTTCAAGAATTGGTTTCTTTGTTGGAGCAATACCTGCTGCTTTAGAAGCACCACCAATCATAGATTCGTTAACAGATGATTTTTTATCATTTGCTACACCTTGTGACAAGGTTTCGAAAACTAGTTTAGCTTCTTTAGTAGTAGTAGCTTTATCAAATGCTGCCAATACTTTTACTTTTTGTGATTCGGTTAAGTTTTTAGCTCTGAAGATTTTATTAGTGTAAAGTAATTTTGCATTTAACAAATTAACTTCATTTAAATCAGTTTTAACAGTTTCGATAGCAGCATAAGCTTCTTCAAGTTTAGCTTCCATTTCTTTTAGCTTTTTCTTGTAGTCTTCTACACCTTCTTCTTCAGCAGTGTCTTTTTTATCGCCACGCTTTTTAGCAGGTACATCACCTTTGTTTCCACCGTACTTTTTACGTTCGGCTAATTCAGCTACAATTTCGTCAATGTTAATTTCTTCTTCTTCACTAGCTTCTACTTCTTCACCTTCTTCACCTTCTTCACCCTCTAGTTCGCCTTCTAATTCGCCTGCGGCTACCATATCAGCGATTACACCTTCGATAAATGATTTTAGGTCATCTTCAGACATGTTTTCAATGTCGATTTCTTCTTCATCACCCATTTCTTCTTCTACCATGTCTTGGTATTTAGGTAAGTTACCTGCACCTCCTGGGTTGTTGATTAAGTCTTCTTCACTTTCTATCATTTCTTCTTTTTCACCTTCTTCTAATTCATCTAATTCTTTAAGAAGTTCATCTAAGTCCATTTCTTCCATTTCTTTAGCTTCATCCATTTCTTTAGCTTCATCCATGTCTTTTTTCATTTCTTCCATGTCATAAGCTTCATCCATGTCTTTAGATTCATCCATGTCGAAATTTTCTTTCATGTCCTTCTCTTTCATTTCGTCCATCTCTTTAGCTTCATCCATATCATCCATTTCAGAAAGCTTTGCAGCTAACTTTTCTTTCAAATAAGGTGTGAATGCTTCTTCAAGAGCGGCTTTTGCGTTTGCGATAGCAGTTTCTTTAACGGCTTTAGCATCTGCGATTGCTTCTTTAAGCAAGTCTCTGTTGTTTGTCATTTGTCCTCAAATTTAATTTTTGTTGGAAATACGCTTATTGTTGACGAGTGTCGAAGCGTAATAAGTTCTATTAACTTGATGCGATATAAGAAATCGCATATTTACTAATATACATATATGAGGATTCTTTAAAGTCGCATGTTGCGTAAAAAAAAAGACCCGCAAGCAGTTCTTATGGGATGCTGTGCGGGTACGGTTTTTGTTTGTCTAAGGTAGCAGACGTCTTAAATTATAGGACATGTACCATTGGCACATAGAATTTCCGATAATAATATGTTTATTCTTGAATAAGGATTTTCTTTAGGATTTTCTAAACCTTCTCTTACTAAATTCATATATGAACCTGGGTTTGAAGGAGTTGAAACAAAATCCCAACATAATAATTCAAAATCATCTTGTACTTCTAAAGTACCTTCATTCATTTCTTTTAAAGAACCCATTCCACGAGATGATACACCTACTTGAACATTGTTTTCAATAAGTGCTTTTAAAATATTACCTGATACAGTTGGTAAAATTTCTAATTTACCCATTACTTTATCACCATTCCACCAAATTTCTCTAATAATATGTGATACGTTTTTTAAATTAATAATTGTAGAATCAGGATGATCTAATTCACCTGTTGCTCTGTTTTCTTTAACAGTTTGTTGATATTTATCAATTTCTCTTTCCCAAATATCTTTAGGATAATATCTACCATTACCATTTTTTACCTCGGCTGTAGCAAGTATTCCTTCAACCAAAGGATTGCCTGAAGATGCTTTAAGACCCTCGTGTAATTGTTGAGGGGTTATTGAAAATGGAATTGTATCGATTAATACTTGTTTCATTATTGGTATTTAATTAAAAAAATTAACACCTTTTTCTTCACTATCATCCCACCAACCAACAATTTCATTTCCATCAATAGCATTAACTCCTCTTCCTGAATCTTTGAATATTATTTGTTCTGGGAATGAATCTTTCCATAATTCATAATTAAAAAAATTCATATCTTCATTAATAAAAGGGAATGACTCATCAATCACTTCTTCTTTAGCTTTACCTGTCATCTTTTCGTAGATTTTTTGAGTTTTAGCTTTATGTTTTTCAAGTTCTTTGATTTCTTTATTAAGAGTTTTAACCATAGATTGATCAATCATTTCTGCTAATTCTTCTGATTCAGCTAATGCTAATTTTGCTTTGCGTTTTTCAATTGCCTCATCAATAGCATTTAATTTAGCTTCTAAAGCAATTGCTTGAGATGATTTTTCTACTTCTTTAATATGGTCGTTAATTGAAGGACGTTTTGCTTCATTTAAACCTTCTTTAACGGTTTTAGGCATATCACCATATCCTGATGATTTATATTTACCTTTAGGTGCTACTGGTTCTCCGCCTCCAACTACATCTTTTTTATATCCAATTCCTTTAACACCAAATGATGCTTCTGTATGGTAATAGTTAATATCTTTAGCCATATTTTTAGCTACAATATCTTTTAATTCACCTACTGTTTTATCAGCATTTTTTTCATCCCACATTTCAGTTAAATAACCTAATAAAAATGATTGACCATATAAATTGTCAATGTTTTTAGGATCATTATTATTAAATTGGTTTGCTAAATCTTTAGCTACTTCTGGTGCTGGTTTTTCAAATTCGTTTTGATCACCATATTCCTTAGTATTTTTTACACCTATAGCTTCTTTAATATTAGTATCAAAGATTTTAAACCAGTTAGGTTGTGTAGGTGATTGTGTAATAATACCACCAATTCCTTCACTTAAAAGGCTTTTACTTTTTAAAATATGAATAGCAGAATCAAAATCATTACCCGAAGTAATATATTCAGGAAACATATGTTTTGCTACTTTTAAGAAGTGGTCTTTATTACCTTTACCTTCTTTTATTAATTGATATTCTTGTTGTAATGTTTTCATTTGTTATAAATATTAAGGGTACAATAATATTGCTCCTGCTGATATAGAAGCACTAGTTACAAATAATGGTATAGTTACTCCTGAAGTAAATGTTAATCCACTTCCGGCTAAATTAGTTCCATTAGCATCTTTTAAAGCAGTAAATGTAACTGCTTGAGCTACTGAAAATCCTGCGAATGAACCAGTTATGCTTGCAGATCCACTTAATAATACTGCAGATGGGTTTACGGGTATAGTTGCCATATTTTATTTTTTAAATAATTCTATTAAATCGTTTACGTAATCGTTTGCTAAATCAGTACCATATACTACATTAAACGATTCTGGGTTTTGTCTGTAATAATCCATTGTTTCATGTTTTGCTTGTTGTAATAAAGGTAATAATTCATTTAATTTTGTTTCTAATTCATCAAAACCTAAAATACGGCCTGCAATAAATTTTTTTTTATCTACATCAGTAATGTTTAAACCATCTAAATATGATTCAACATCTGTATTTGCTTCGTTTAAGGATTCAGCTGGTAATCCTTTAGCTGCTTTTTCAGCACCTGCTTTACCAACTATTTTATATTTAAACTTTTTAACGTACATGTTATCAGCAACACCTTCTGAACCTGCTGATGGACCAGGACCAAATGTTGCTCCAGGACCTTCTGCTACTTTTTTATATCCAGCTTGTGTATAAGCTCCATAAGTTGATTTTCTAGGAGATGGACCTGTATGGTTTTCACCTTCACCACCTGATGTAAAAAATGAATTAGAAGCAATTGTTGATTCTTCATTTAATGTTTTTGCTAAATCTTCAGCAACACTTTTAAATGATTCATATTCTGCAGGGTAGTTAGTTCTTAAATGAGAACGAAATTCGTTAAAATTATTAGTTACTTTTTTTGATATTTCTCTAAATTTAGGATCATCACTTTTATCAACAGATAATTTTTTAATATAGTCTCTTAATTGTGCAAATTTTTTAAATGTTGTATCAAAAGCAGGAACAGGAGTAATAGACCATGAAATAGCTCCAGTTTCAGGATCAATAGAAGTAACGGTTGATTTACTTCCATCACGTATTTCTACATCTCCTACTTTAAGTTCCTTTAATTTATACTTTAGTTTAGCCATTTGCTTTTGAAAGTTCTTCTAAAAGTTCGTAGTATTGTAATAAATTAACTAAATCATCATTACCTACTTTAGATAATTTACCTAAAGGTAATAACATATTGTTAACTTCATTTAACTTAATCTTAACAACTTTATCAGTAACTTTTTTAGCTAATGTAGTTAATTCACTTTTAATTTCAGTAATTTTAGTATTGTAAAATTCTTTTAATTTAGGAGTTGAATCAACTGAATTGATAAATTCTTTTAATACTGATTTTTGATTATCATTTAATGAAGCATATTTACCATTAAATTTTTCCAATAATACTTTATACGTTAAAATACGTAAATCTTTATCATATGATTGGAATTCAGTCATTAAATCTTCTTCTACCTTTTGTTTATTAACAGCGCGTGTTGTTAAACTTTCCAAAATAGCAATTTTGTTATTGATAATTTGGTCTGGGTTAGATAAATTTTCGCTATTATATATTTCTAATAAAGTATATAATGCAGCGTGTACCTTATAACTTGGTAATTTAGTAGCAAAAAATTCATCTAAACTATAATGCTTAGAAATTTCTTGAATTAAATTATATTTTTGTCTTTTTAAAGCTCCTCTGTTAAGGTTTTTAGACGATTCAATAACGGAATTAACTACAACTTCGGCCTTGCCTTCAGTTAAATTTTTATGTTTAGATAATGTTTCATACAATTTGTATTCTTTACCTAGTTCCGTTCGTACAAAGTATTTCTTTAGAATATGGGTTGCTTTTGAATCGTTACCTGACAAAGTGTCAGCGGTAATTTGTCTTACCAACAATTCAAACAGGATTCCTGTATTCTTATACTTAGAATGTTTAATATTCATTCTTGAGGTTTTGTTATAAATATATAAGGATTTTTATTCTCTGATTTGTTTTTCGTCTAACAGTGATTCTTCTGCTTTTGTATTTTCAAGGGATACCTTTTTAACTAAACCTTCAATTAAGGCTTTATTTTTAAGATATACTTGTTTTGCTTCTAAAGCTAATGGTGAACCACCTTTATATTGTGGGCGAATTGAATCTGATTCATTATCATCATTTTTCATTCCTTTAACACCTAATCTATCTTTACCAAAGTTATCATCTTGTGTATTACGAGTAGTTGCTTTTTCTTCAGGACGACCTAATTCTAAATCACTACCATATCCTACAGGTACATTATCAGGTTGATCATACATTCTACCTTTACCATACAATGATGCTAAATCGTGTGGTGTACCGTATGATTTACCTGTTACCTTAGGATCATTACCTTCTTCTTCTAATTGCTTATATCTAAAAGTACGTTTTTGATCTTCAGCTAATAAATTTCTATATTCATCATATTGATCTTGACTGAAATGGAATACATTATCATAAATCCAATCTGTAGGTAATAATTTGGCTTCCATAATCTTTTGAGCCAAATCAACCTTTTGAGTTAATAATGCAATTTTTTCCTGATCGTATATAATAGAAGGTGTAGTTAAATCTAACTCAAAGTTAGTTAATTCTTCACCTGTATAACCTTGTGAATATAAATGTACTAATGCGATTTTATATAATTCTGATAAGGTAATGCGTTGTATACGGTCAATTGTGCGAGCAAAACGAATATCTTCAGCGGCTAATGTTGCTTTACCACTTAAATCTTTATCATAACCCATAAATGCTTTTGGCACTTTAAGAGCTGCAAATAATTTATCACGTAAGTAAGTAACATCTTGAATACCATCATACTGTAAACCAGGAGCAGTTTCAATTTTAGTAGTAGTGTCATTACCCCTCATTGGAATGTAAAAATCTTCCAATAAGTTTTGCATGTTATATTTTAAATTGTATTCACCTGTTTGGTTGTCAATTAATGGAGTACGTTTCATAGTAGAAATTGTTTTCTGCATGAAATTTTCTACTTCATTTGGAGGAATAGAACCAACATTAATATAAAATATACGTCTATCAGGGCTACGAGAAATTCTATGAATTAACATAGCATCTTCCATTAACACATATTGTTTAAAAATACGACGAGCTGGTTCCAAATATGAACGACCATAAGGTAAATAGTTAACATCTGTTAACAATCTAAAATGGGCCATTTCGTAGTTATCAAAATAAATACCTGGTTGGTTATCCTGAAATTGTCCTAAAGTAGGAGTACCATAATAACCTGAACCACCTGCATAAATACCTTCAGGTGAATATCTAAATCTTACTGCATTTGGATGTTCTTTATCGTAGTTTTCTTGTCTTTCAATATGATATGCAGTATAAGGAATAACATTATAAACACCATATTTTTCAGCAATTTCTAGTTTAAGGAAAAAGTCACCATATTTACACATTTGACGAATCCAAGACCATAAATTAAATTCAATATTTAATACATCATAAAACAAGTTATATAATACTTGTTGAATATCTTCGTTATTTGATCTAATTTGTAATACCTCACCTAAATCATTTTTTAATGTAGATTCATCTGAAATAATATCAAGAGCAGAGGCAACAATAGCATCATAATCCATATTATCATAGTCTGAATAGACCATGGTACGTAGATATTGCCAATTTATATTAATTTGAGCACCTAATAAAGATGAAGCTGCAGGTGAGTATAGACGATTATATCTATCCATTAATGAGTTAGTAGCAATATCACCTGAACGTTGAATTGAATCAACATCCATTACTTTTAATTCGTTACCCCCTTGATTACGAATGATAACATCTGTTGAAAACAGGCGTTGTAATCGGGTAAATAAACTTTTGTCAGCCATTTTTTATTTTTATTATATACTATAAATATTTACAAAATCCAACTAATATCCTCCATTCCGTGATCTGTTTGAATGGTATATGGATTTTTTATTTGGTTTGGATTATAAGCACCAATGTATGTAGACTTACTCATATTTCCAAGCGTAGCTCGAGTCATATCATGAGCTTGTTGTTGGAATTTTAAAGATGTGTCTCTTAAATACATAGCAATACCAAAGGGCATTACTAAATCATCATTATAACCGATTTGAGCTTCTGGTCTACCGTTTTTCCATATAAACACTTTCATTTCTTCTAACAATCGTTTTGAACGAATTGTTACTGAACGATCACCAACAAATTCGCGGAATTTATTGACAATTAACGGTCTAGTACGCATAGACATTGTAAAACCAGGTGTCATATCAGATGAACCCTCATACGTCTTTAAATACGACTCTGCTGTGAGTTGATCTGATTTTGGTGATTGATATAGATTGCGATAACCTCTTTCAATTACAGCATCAATAGTTGCCCATCCAATAGAGGCATTTTCAATTACTAATAATGCTTGATTATATTCTGTAGCAACACCTACTAGAAAATATCCAAATTCTTTAGTAGGTAATTGTCCTCTATATTCAGCAACTTGTACGTTAGTAGCAATATCAATAACATGACAAGTTGAAAAATCTTTACCATCCCCCCTAGCTACGTCAGCTACTACCATATAATCTCTTGTATAGTCTGCTGGTTCCCATACCCAGAAGTTTTGGTCAGCACCTCTTCTTTCAAGAGGTTCCTGTATTGTTGTTTCTTTAATAAAATTTACCCATTCAGGATAAAAAACAACATCCCCTGATGTACTAAAATCACAATCACATTCTTGTGCTGCTAATCTAGGATCACCAAGTAATTCATCTTGTCTTTTTCTCCAATCCTCATTTCGTTCAGGGTGAACATACCAAGGTAATTTAATAGGTAAAAAATCATTATCTTGAGATTCTGCTGAAACCCATGTCTTATGGAACCAGTTACCTGTACCATAAGGTGTAGATAATACAATTGCACCACCACCAGTTGCTAGTGTTTGTTGAGCTGAAGCCCAAATTTCACCAATATTTTCAATAAAAGCTGCTTCATCGACAATTAGCAAAGATACTGCTTCTGAACGACCTGCATCACTTGATGCTGAAGTAGCTTTAATTTGAGAGCCGTTATTTAATCGTAGTGTTAATTTGTTATGTTCGTCTGCTGGTATTTTAAGCCATGAAGGTAGGTTATCAAACATGAATTTAACTTTCGTTACCATGTTTTTAGCTGTTTCTTGCTTAGTTGCAATACACAACACGTTTTTATCTTTATGGAATAACATTAACCATAGAGAATAACCTGCGGCTAATGTTGATATACCTAACTGACGTGATTTTAATACAATTGAATATGGATGATCTTTCCATAAATTTAATACTTTATCTTGAAAAGGATATAAATTGAATATTACTCGACCTCTTTGTGGGTGTTGAATATTACAATATTTTTTCATAAAATGAGCAGGATCAGCTGCACATTTAATGTATTCCTGTCTTATAATTTCTCTTAAATCTTGACTCATAATAATACTAGAATAAAAGCAACAGTATTTAAACCCGTAACAATCCAAGCAATTTTTGTTTTTGCTTTTTGTTGTTTAATCTGTTCGTCTTTTAATTCTATAATTCCATCTTTCTTGTTTATAATGGAATTGTAATTTTCTTCGTTTTTCTTATATAATGAAATAGAAAAATCTTGAGTTTTTATAACAGAATCTTGACTAACAACTATATTGGTTAAAATACTAACGGAGTCACGAGTTACTCCAATTTGGTTTTTTAAGAAATCACGTTCGTTTTTTACAATTAATGCCTTTTTCAATGCTTTACAAGACACACAACAAGTACTATCAATTGAAAGCGTTTGTGAATTCGCTAATAATGGAAGCATTATTAAGGTTAGTAATACGATTATGTTCTTCATTATATTTGTTTTTATATAAATCGGCTTTAGCTTTTAAACCCGATAATTTCTTTTTGTCTTCGTCTACTTTTGTTTTATACAAAGTAGCTACTGAATCTAATTTAGCAATTTTTACATTATTAGAATCAACGTGTGCTTGTAAAGAATCAATTTGATGGTTTAGTGATTTGATTTTATTTTCAGTATCTATACCACCAGCAAATCCTAAGTGTTTAACAATAACAATAGTTAATACTATTGCTACTATATAACCCATTAAATTAATATAATTATTCATTAATTTTCTTCGTCATCAATTGAAGGATTAATCATAGCTTCAATTTCTTTCTTAAGTTTAGTTAAGTTTTTTAATTGATCTACGTATTTGGCTTTTTCACTACCTTCAGCTGATTTATATTTGTTTACAACGGATTTCATTTGTTTAACTACTTCATTATATTTAGATTGTAATTTAGCAATTGAAGAATTTGCAGCAATATCTGATGCTGTTGGTTCTACATCATCCATATCTTCTTCTTTTAATTCAATATCAACACCTTGAGCTGTTAATTTTTTGATATCTGTAGGGTTTGTCGTTTTAGGCATTACTACAGTACCACGAGTTTTATCAGTATCTACTTCTGTTAACTCGGATACAATCATTTCTTTGATATAAGATTTTAATTCAGATTTTTTCATTGTAAAGATTTTGTTATAAATATTATAAAAAAAGTGCCTGTTTCACAGATTTAATACGTTTTTCTGTGCTACCTTCAATAACTGTAATATTTTTAATTTTATGTGAATATTTTGATAACAATAAATTTATAGTATCATCGATTAATTCACGATATTTCATATCTGTTTCACGAACACCATTATCTTCTATTTCAACTCCATTAGGAGATACATAAAATATATAATCATATTCATAAATTAAATGTGATGCAAACTCACAAAAATCATCAGCTTCTACATAATTAATAGATTTAGCTGATTTTGAAAATGCCATAACATCAATAACAGTACGATCTGTAATTATATTATCACATAATAATTCACTTGCTCTTTCAGCTAAAAATATTGATTGTCCTTTAAGTGTTGAATCTGTATTCAATGGAATACCCATTTCCATTAGATATTTAGAACGCTCTGTTCTAAAATTATAATCTTTAAATTCAGGTAATTCTTTCAACGCATTAACAAGCGTTGTTTTACCTACTGACATTGTTCCACAAAAACCTATTTTCATATTAAAATCTATTTGTGCTCCCTTTTAATGAAGCTTGTTTATACCATGGTAATCCTTCACGTTCTCTCCTTGCTTCTTTCCATTGTTCTTCAGTAAATTGAATTCCATTTAAATGATATTCACGTTTACGATTATCACCTTGTGGAATATATGCTGGATCTTCCCAATTATGTAATTTATTATCAAATACATAAGCAATAGTACCATCTGCTTTTGTTAATTTTTTAGCAGCTTCATATTTTTTATTTGTTTTTTCTTCCATATAATATTAATTAAATAAATCTCCTTGATGATTATCCCATTCACAATTATACGTACTATTATTTATATTTCCAAATTTATCTAAAAATGCTTCAGCAACATATATACCATGTGCTCCTGAAACTGTAATACCACGAGCTGATAGAGCATCTCCTACAAAATGTATTTTAGAATATTCATTTAGTGATAAATCCTTATAATTTACTAATGGTTCAGGTGACAAATATTTTACCTCAGGAATATATATACCCCAATCATCTCCAAGTGTTGGGAATACTTTTTTCATATCCTCAATAAAATCTAAAATATAATAAGCATATTCACCAAATGCATCTTTAAATAATTGTAAAGCAAATAATTCTTGAGCTACTATTGGTGCTCCTTCAGAAGTAAAAGATGGATGTCTTTTTGTTTTTGGTGAGTAATATAAACCAGATATCGATTTACCATTACCAGCTTGATCTTTCCACTGACACATTTCAACAACATTACGTGACCACTCAAATGGATTTTCAATACCATTAATTTCCATTAAGATACCAAAATTAGTCATATCATTTTTATATTTTGGATCTTTTTTAGCATGACCATTGTAACTATGATCTCCATATGTTTCTTCTACAGCAACATAAGCAGCATTATTGTTTGTACAGAATGAACGTAATGAAACACCTTTATCATCAAATTTTCTATATAACTTAAAGTCATATGAAATATCGATTAATTTTTGGAAATGTTCTTGTG